TCGTCAATGGGCTATGACAGAAGTTCGTCCTCGAGGAAAGACTTCTCCTTTGGCTTCTTCAAAGACTCAAGCAAAAGAGTGGACGACTAAGATTCCAGAGATTGGCGATATGTACGAAGAAAAATCGTATGATGTCCTAAGTAAGATTGTGAATGATTGGTTGAGCGGAGATGAGCCAACCTCTGATTCATCTACTTCCCGAGGATTCACTGGACCATCTAACGCTAACAAAACGTCGGAAACTCCGAAGAACCTTGACACTAAGTTCAAGAGTCTGGATGATGCATTTGCAGATCTCGAGGATGATTTCTAGGCCTTATAGACTTAGACAACATTAAAAGAGAGGATTCAATCCTCTCTTTTTTTATATGAACATGTTACAATATTTTTCTATAATCTTTTACGAGGAATAGTATGGCAAAAAGAAAAGAAACTGATGATTTTACATCAGACTTAATTAAATCTTTAAACAAAGAACACGGAAGTCGGGTAGCTTATAATCTTTCTACCGATGAGTCTCCAACTCATGTTAATCGCTGGATTAGTACTGGTAGCAAGCAGCTTGATCATATTATCGCCAATCGGGAGAATGGCGGTTTACCAGAGGGTCGAATTATAGAAATTTTTGGACCTCCATCAATTGGAAAATCTCATATTGCAATCCAGATTGCAAGATCAACTCAAGAGATGGGTGGAATCTGTGTATATATTGATACAGAAAATGCAACGTCTGTAGAAAATCTTGGGCTGCTTGGTGTTGATATTAACAGAAGGTTTGTATATGTTGACACACATTGTACAGAGGAGGTTCTGTCTATTGCAGAATCAACCATAATGAAAGCCAAGGCAATGGATAAAGACGTCCCAGTTACAATTATTTGGGATTCTGTTGCTGCTTCATCTCCAAAAGCTGAGCTAGATGGGACGTATGAGCAAAATTCGATTGGTCTACAAGCTCGAGCAATCTCTAAGGGTATGCGTAAAATCACTGGAGTTATCGCAAATCAAAATGTTTTGTTTATCTGTCTAAATCAAATTCGTACTAAAATTGGAGTTATGTATGGTGATCCCACCACTACCCCTGGAGGGAAAGCAATTCCCTTTCATTCATCTGTACGAATCAAACTGGGCGCAGGACAACACATCACAAACAAGAATAAAGAGGTCATCGGTATTCACGTTCGTGCAAAGACTATTAAGAATAAGGTTGCTCCCCCATTTAGAGAGTGTAATTTTGAGATTCATTTTGGAAAAGGCATTGTAGAACATGAACAAGTCTTTGATGAGTTACGGAAGCACGGTGCGGAAATACTTGGTGGAAGAGAGATTGTTGTCAAGGGCACAAGCGCATGGAAGACATTAACTGTCACTAATGTCAAAACAGGCGAAGTATTAGAGGAAAAGAAGTTCTACAAAGCTGACTTTGGCGAGGTGTGGGATGATGAAAAATATAAGCCCTATGTCGATGCGCTTCTCTCTTGTTGTCTGACAAGGAAGATGACAGATGATAGTAATGCAGAGCTAGACACTGAGTCATACGAAGAAGTTAGAGCGGCATCAATGGATTTAGATCTAGACCTGACAGCGATTGAGGACTTGAATGTCTAAGCCGATCTTGGTGATCGATGGGTTGAACGTTTTTTACAGACACTTTATAGCTAATCCATCGATGAGTGAAAATGGCGAATCCGTTGGGGGAATTGTTGGCTTTTTGAAAGGTCTACAACTTTTGTGTGAAAGGTATAATCCTGATAATGTGGTGATCATCTGGGAAGGAGGGGGATCGCCGAGACGAAGAAGCGTTGATCCGACATATAAGGGCGGCCGCCGGCCAGAAAGATTGAACCGTTTTTATTCTGATGATAATATACCAAACACCGTTGGGAATCGAAATAGCCAGATCGTAGATCTTGTAGATTTGGTAAAACTTACTGGTTTACGACAGGTTTATGTTTCTGATTGTGAAGCTGATGATATTATTGCTTACTTAGTTAATGCTGTCTATACCGACAGTCGATGTGTCATTGTTTCAACAGATAAAGATTTTTATCAACTTATTAATTCAACTAACGTTGTATGGTCACCTGGTAGCAAGAAACAATGGGATTGTGAGAGCGTTCTGAAAAAATTTACAATTCATCCTAATAATTTTTGTTTGGCAAGATGCTTTATTGGTGATGCGTCTGACGGGTTAAAAGGTGTCCCTGGAGCTGGGTTTCGTAGTCTTGCAAAGCGGTTTCCAAGCTTTGAAAGTGAAGTAAGTCTCTGTGTCGATGACATACTTACGAAATGTAGAAAACTTCGGGAACAAAAGCGTTTAAAGCTTTATGATAGTATCATTGATAACGAAGAAATAGTCCGAAGAAATTGGAAGCTTATGTATCTTGGCCAGGGAAATTTATCGGGAACGCAAATTCAGAAAGTGGAAGGAGCGTTAGAGTCCGAACCTGTCAAAAGAAACAAGCTAAGATTTATAAGATCATTAATGAATCTTCAGATTAAAAATGTAGATTACGACAAATTGTTTATGACGCTTAAAGCGTTTAATTAAAGGGAATGTGTATAAATGAATAACATTGCAGCTAGCTCACCTGTACTTGATGATCTTGAATCCGGCCAATTTCGGCACTATAATAAACCATTCCAGGAAAAGATTTTTCAGGGCTTATTATCAGATTATCAATGGGCATCTCAAATGGTCGAAGTAATGAGACCTGATTTTTTTGAGTTGAGATATCTTGAGTATCTTTGTGATAAATACTTTTCTTATTTTACGCAATACAAATGTTTTCCAACGCAAAGTTTATTGATTAGTATAATCAAGGAATCATTGAGCGAAGATGGTGATATTCTATTGCGAGATCAAATTGTAAGCTACCTTATTCGTATGAGGGAGAATCCCAACCCTGGTGATATTGCTTATGTAAAAGAGAAAGCTTTAGATTTCTGTAAGAGGCAAGCATTTAAGGGCGCTCTAGAGAAGTCGGTAGAACTGATTAGTGAAGATAACTTCGAGTCAGTGATTGGCTTGATGAAGGAAGCTGTGTCGATTGGTATGCCCAACACTGTGGGACATGATTTCTTTGAAGATATTGAGGCTCGGTTTCAAAAGATTGATCGTTGTGTTTGCCCAACAGGCATACCAGAGCTGGATGCTCGTGATATCCTCGCGGGTGGTCTTGGTCGTGGAGAAATAGGGGTTGTGACCGCTAACACTGGTGTGGGAAAATCTCACTATCTTGTGCAGATGGGCGCAAATGCAATGCGACGAGGAAAGAGTGTTCTACACTACACTTTTGAGTTAACTGAGCAAGCGGTTGGGATTCGTTACGATTCAAATCTTTGTAATATTTCTTCATCTGATGTTCGGGAAAATAAGGGAACCGTTGAGAAATTTTATTCTGAAAATCAAGATTTAGGTCGATTGATTATCAAGGAATACCCAACTGGTGGTGCAACGGTTACCACAATCAGAAATCATATTGAGAAATTATCACTTAGAGATTTTAAGCCAAGCGTTGTCATAATAGACTATGCTGATATTATGCGCTCTACACGTTCATATGATTCTTTACGTCATGAACTAAAGCTAATTTATGAAGAGTTAAGAAATTTAGCAATGGAGCTTCGTATTCCCGTTTGGACAGCATCTCAAGCGAATAGAGACTCTGCCAATTCAGATATTGTTGGGCTTGAGAATATGTCTGAAGCTTATGGAAAGGCGATGGTGGCAGATCTAGTGGTTTCAATATCAAGAAAGCCATCTGAAAAAGCAACCGGAGCAGGGCGACTTTTTATTGCTAAAAACAGAGCCGGGAGGGATGGCATTCTTTTTCCTATACACATTGATACTGCGCGCTCTACTATTAAGGTACTCGATGGCGACGAATCAACGCTAGCAGAAGCGAAGATGGATGAAGCTAAAGAAGCAAAGGCTTTAATGAGAAAGAAATGGCAAGAGATTAGCAAGTTATAGAGTGTGGGGATTGGGATGACATATACATACCAACAAGCTTTTGAAAAGTGTTTAGAATATTTTGATGGCGATGAATTAGCTGCTAATGTCGTTGTAACGAAGTATCTTCTTGCAGATGGAAAGAGCCAGCATCTTGAATTAACGCCTGATGATATGCACAAAAGGCTTGCGGCTGAATTTGCTCGTGTCGAGTTAAAATATCCGAACCCTATGGGCGAGGATGAGATCTATAAGCTCTTAAAAGATTTTCAATATGTAGTTCCACAAGGATCACCGATGTCTGGTATTGGGAATCCTCATCGTTTACAGTCTCTTTCAAATTGTTTTGTAGTTCCTGCTCCTGAAGACAGTTACGGCGGCATTTTGAAGACAGACCAAGAGTTAGTACAGATTGCGAAGCGCCGTGGAGGAGTTGGGTTCGATCTTAGTACTATACGCCCAAAAGGATTAACGACAGCCAACGCTGCAAGAACAACTGACGGTATAGAAGTGTTCATGGATAGGTTTTCCAATTCATGTCGTGAAGTTGCACAAGGTGGTCGCCGCGGCGCATTAATGCTGACTATATCAGTACACCATCCACAGATTAGGGATTTTATAAAAATCAAAGGGAATCTTGAAAGAGTGACCGGTGCGAATATTTCTGTTAGGGCATCTGACGAATTTATGCAAGCAGTAAAGGAGCAAAAGGATGTGGAGCTTCGCTGGCCAATTGATTCGAAGAATCCTGTGATTAGCGAGATGGTCGACGCTTCTGAGATTTGGCATGAAATTATTGAAGGAGCTCATGCTGCTGCTGAGCCAGGTGTTCTTTTTTGGGATACTGCAAAGGACACAACTCCGTCTGACATCTATGCAGATGAAGGCTTTGGCTCGGTATCAACAAATCCATGTGGAGAGATTATACTTTCGCCTTATGATAGCTGCAGGCTTATGCTATTAAACTTAACAGGCTTTGTGGATAAACCATGGACACCTGGTTCAAAATTTAATTTTAAGAAATTTTCAAAAATAACTCAAAAAGCGCAACGCTTGATGGATGATATGATCGATCTGGAAATAGAGCAGATTGACAAGATTATTGATAAGATCGAAAGTGATCCAGAATCATGTGAAGTCAAGCAAATCGAGAAAGATTTGTGGGAGAATATTAAGACGCAAGCTATCCTGGGTCGCCGTACTGGGCTCGGCATAACTGGTCTTGGTGACGCTATGGCTATGTTGGGCGTGAGATACGGTGGAGAGGGTAGCGTAGCGTTAACGAGCAAGATTTATAAGACGCTAGCGATCAATGCGTATCGTTCATCTATTATAATGGCCGATGAGAGAGGAGCATTTGAAGCTTTTGATGCCGCTAAAGAAGAAGGGCACCCATTCTTAGAAAGACTTTGGAGAGAAGATAAAGAGCTGAAAGCGATGAACAAAAAGTATGGCCGTCGTAATATCGCTCTCACGACCACAGCTCCTGCAGGCTCGGTGTCAGTTTTGACTCAAACGACATCAGGCATTGAGCCGGCTTTTATGCTTCACTACACTCGAAGAAAAAAGCTGACAGGACAAGATGCTGAAGCTCGAGTTGATTTTATTGATGACTCTGGAGACAAGTGGCAAGAGTATACTGTCTATCACCACGGTTTCAAGCAGTGGCTTGATTCTACCGATACCAACTGCGAATGGGACACTGATGATTTATCTACTGCTGTTTCTCATAGTCCATACGCTGGAGCGACTGCTAACGAGATTGATTGGCTCGCAAAAGTTAAGATGCAAGCCGCAGCACAAAAGTGGGTTTGTCATGCGATATCTAATACCACGAACTTACCCGCTGATACTGACGTTGAGACAGTAAAGCAAGTCTATATGACCGGGTGGGAACTTGGTTGCAAAGGGGTGACTGTTTATCGTGATGGCAGCAGGTCCGGTGTATTAGTTTCTTCTGACAAAAAGAATCAAGACCCTCGTAAGTCTGGTGAAATTATTACAAGGTCGGCACCAAAGCGTCCTGAAGAGATGACCTGTGATATCCATCAAGCAAACATTAAGGGAGAGGCCTGGACCATCCTCATTGGCCTAATGAAGGGGAAACCTTATGAAGTTATTGGGGGTCTATCTGAGTATGTTGAGATCCCACGAAAGTATACTTCTGGTAAGATACGCCGTCGTTCAAGGAAGTCTGTTAATTCGAAGTACGATTTAATAGTCGGGACAAACGGTGACGAGTTTGTGATAAAAGATATTGTAAAAGTTTTTGATAACCCAAATCATTCTGCATTTACCAGAACGATTTCCTTGGCATTACGCCATGGAGTACCTGTCCAGTATATGGTGGAACAGTTGCAAAAAGATAAAGATGCAGATCTTTTTAGTTTTGCGAAAGTAACAGCACGCTGTCTTAAAAAGTATATAGCTGACGGTACTAAGGCGAGTAATGGGGTCTTCGATACAGCTTGTTGCGAGAGCCCAAACCTCGTATATCAAGAAGGTTGCGCAACCTGCAGTAATTGCGGGATGGCAAAATGTGGATAATTTATAGGAGATGAAATGCACTGGACATCAGAAATAGATCCAAAAATTAAAGAAATAGAGCTGAGAAAACAGCCGGTTATAATCAGGGTGAATAAGTTTGATGAAGAATCCGCAAAGAAATTTGCTTTGGAAATTGGTCAAGCGCATAATACTGGGCAGAAAGTAATTCCCGTTATTATCGATTCGTATGGCGGTCAAGTTTATAGCTTGATGTCAATGATAAGTGCTATTAAGCATGCCGAACGTCCAGTCGCTACAATAGTGGAAGGGAAAGCAATGTCTTGTGGGGCAATTCTTTTTTCGTTTGGGTCGCAAGGTTATCGCTTTATGGATCCAGACGCCACTCTTATGATTCATGATGTTTCCTCAATGGACTGGGGAAAAGTTGAAGAGTTGAAAGCTGGAGCCCTTGAGGCCGACCGATTAAACGAAACGGTTTATAGAATGTTAGCTCAAAATTGTGGGAAGAAGGATGATTACTTCTTAAAAATTATTGATAAAAAGAAACATGCTGACTGGTTTCTGGATGCAAAAGAAACAAAGAAGCATGGTCTTGCTAATCATCTTCGGGTGCCCAAGATAAGTATCAAGGTGACCGTCGATATCGATTTTGAGTAAGAGTAATGCGTTTAGACCATATTGCATATAGGTGCCAAAGTAGAGCAGAGGCTACAAAGTTTTTTTATGAGACTTTGGGGTACTCTATTTCTCCTGATCTACCAGAAGGTTTTGATGTGCAATTTGAGGATGGTACATACGCAAAATGCTTAGTTCTAGAACCCCCTGAGAATGATAGCACATCTCAAGCAAGAGTAATAACAGGAATGTTTAGTTCAGAATTTCATTCTGCTCCAGAGATAT